GTGATTTTGGGAGTTAAAAATTCAACATCAAACCGTGTGAACGGATTGATTTTAAAAAAATCTCCCAAAGCTTAATATGTTAAAGCTCTCCAAGCCATTATCCCGATCTTAATAGGTAATGGTAAATCATCACCTTAAAGGGTGGCCGACAACCAGGACGTTGTCATTCACACGATAAGATTCATCTCTCTATCCCACTCCTCACAATAGGAGTTATAGGTCTGAATTTTAGGGTATATACCCGTCTTATCATAAAATGCAGCAATATACTTGCTGCTCCATAGTTTAAAAGTTTCTTCATCATGTTGAGCTAGTTCTCTTATACTATCTTCCACATTCATTTGGCAAGCCAAAACTGAATCTGGACACTTCATAATCCAATTTGGTGTTTCCAAAATGGTTTTAAGTTCTAATGGGGCTCTATAGATACCGTTACAGTATCTGAACCCTCGTTTTAAATAAGCCACTTCCGATAGCTCTCTGTACTTAGTTATGTTGCCAGATTTGGCTTCGTCCGTGTAAATCATACCAAAGGTCTGGTATGCTTCCGTGACGGTTTGTTGGTTAAACCAACCCACAATACCGTCGGAAAAATTAATAACATTGTCATCTCCATATGAAACCATAGATACTACTTCATCGAAAAATGGTGGTGTTACTTTTGCAGCTTTAGCTGCTCTATAATATGCAATCCTCATTGACACACTATTATAAAAAGAATTTAGAATAGTTGTAAGAGGGTTGCCTGAAGGCTGTGAATGAGTCAATCCTATGATTGACCCCTTGCATAGCCAAGTTGAGTTAAAAACATCTAGCATGAAAACTTCCCTAACACGAGCATTCTCTGCTCCATCATTATAGAACTCATTAACTATTTCTACAAACCTAGAAAGTATGCAGGAGTTCAAAGTCCCATCAAAGGAACTAAAATCTCCTGCAAACACCTTCTTTCCGTATTTACCTAGTTTCTTAGCTGTTTTCGTCCAATCTAGCCCACAAGGATTGGTGCCTATGGATTGCTCATTTTTAATTCTGTTCTCCATAACGTGGGCCATAAAACCTAGGAAGTATTGCCTAACTGCTATAGTATAATCCATGGGGCCACTTGCAAACACTCTAGTTTTATTAGCATCAACCTTTTCTATAGGTCTACGTTCATCCTTCAGCGTGGCTGTCCAAAGGACTGGGACCCTGATCCCTAACTTAGCCTGTTCAATTCTGTGATTTACCGCTTTCCTCACGTCTTCGTCATAAAGGAACAATTCGTCGTCGCCTAGCCAGCCAGTTTTCCCATGTGTGCTGGGCTTCTTGTCCAACACCCATGGGTATCCAGCCGACGAGGCTCTATTTATGGCACTAATATAAATTGACTCATCGCTACCCCTTATAGCTTCTTCATACGTGAGTACTCGTTTCAGTTCTGGTCGCGCTCCACTCAACAGGTGGGACTTGACTTCCTGAACCGCATTATCCACTTCTGCCGTTGGTATAAAGGGAGTGTTCAAGCTACATTTAGCTATATTTTTCTTCATAATATCACAATCATTGGAATATAAATTGCAGGGTTTTGTCACATGCTCCTGTACCATATCAAATATAATGGACTGCCTAATGCTAGTCTTATCTGGGGAGAAGACCTCTTTTGATACGCTGCCCACGAAATTAAAGGTGGGTGCTGGCAATCCTACTGCTTCTATAAACTCTTCCTGAGTATATTCTTTGTTAAATTGGAAGTTTACGTTCTTCAATTTAAAATTGCTAATATTGTCATGGTCAGTAATTATAGAATCAAATTCAGCTAAACCTTTAATTAAATCATTTTGCGTTATCGACTGGCCAAATGCTTCTTCACCATTTGTCGCAGCCATATTATGTATACCTGCAATTTTCCTCACAAAGGTATTATCGTTAACTATAACTGGCGATCCACAATCACCACCTATAGTATTTAAAGTATAGCATAGTGAGTCTCTAATGTGGTGTTCTTTACCCTCTATGTCAAACACGACGGAGGAAAACGTTGCTGTTTTGTTACCTAGTATCATCGAAGTTATCTTATCACGAATACATCTTAGAGTTAACAGACAAACATCAGCTGAGCGATATTGTAGCTCGGGCATCTTTTGAAAATGCTTGACTAGATCCGTATGAGCATTGACATAACGTGGGAACTTTATCAGTATGGCGTCCTTGTAAAACTCACCATTATGTAGTTCAACTATTTTAAGCTCTCTAACTGGTATCTCAAAAACAGTGCCATATAAATTCTCTAATCTAATCGTATCATCGATATTTAAATGGTTCAACAAATGTTTGACCGTTAACATAATATTGTCTCGCACGAAAAGTCCATTCAGCAATGCTCTATTGTCTCTAAGTGAAATAATCTTGTATAGGTTATTTGAGATCCGATGTGAAATTAAGTCTTGGGCTGTAGCGTCTTTCCATGCCTGCATATCAACTTCTATGGACTCAGTTACGACTTTTCTTCGGTTGGTAGTCAGGTCGGAACCAGAAGCCATAGCTTCCGTTACTATTTTGTTTTTACTACGAGTGATATTATCACCCGAAACCTTCGCTTCAGTGACAAACTTACGCTTGCTAACAGTGCGGGGGTCACTAGAACTAAAGGCCTCAGTTACATGCTTGCGCTTGGGTTTGGCAGGGTCACTTTTAAAGAAATACCATAACCCCAAGCCACCAATCATCATGGCCATCACTATCAAGCTATTGTTGATAGTGGCCACCTTGTTAATATTAGTCTTAAGGGAACTAACTAGACTTTCCTTGAATTCACTGAATTTAATATTCCTCAACTGAGCTATACTATCCTGGACAAAAGATTTCTCGTAGACGTCTGCGAATTCATTTGTTTCATCGAAAGCGCTGAGCTCTCCCAGATCACTCTGGAACGTGGCTTTCCTAATCCTTTCGAAGTGCTCAGTAGTAATCCTACTAGTGAGTTCCGTATTAAATCTAACACTATCCATAGTGGAATCCCTGATTCCTTCTAAACATAGTTGTAAGAATTCCTCATAGTCGACAACCCAGGGCTGCCCGTCCTTTACAATAGGTTCTTTTCTCTCCGCATCGTAGATCTCGATGAGATAACAGTTCGTATCTACTGGACTTTCGCACTTACTTGGGTCCAACCTCTTCACAATCTTTCCGTTTGTACTAGAGTAACCATCCTTGGTATATTCTGGTTTGTTGATAACTCTACCACAGAGATCAACTCTGCGTCTATAAGCATCTGGAAAAGTTAGAGAATTCGTAGATTGCTCTAGTACGTTACTCGTCAGAATGACGACTTTTGAGAAGAACTTAGTTCGTTTTTTCTCTTCGAGTTGCGCCATATGTAGTGGGAAAGGTGCTATATTCAAGCACCTAATCAATTCCATAAATTCCATATTGGGCTTGGCTTGTGAATCAGCCATCTGTCCAAAATCATCGTACACCACAATGTTGGCTCCATTATAGCCATCCCAGAATTCCTGCTCAACATTGCGGAAATATATGTTCGTCGAATAATTTAAAGCACTTTCGTAATCGGGGCTGAGTGCACAGTTCATATCGCAAGCCAAAGGCCAGGACATACCTGATTTACCAACCCCAGATTCCCCAACGAGCCAAACACAAAAGGGTTTGGTCCTGGGTTTGTTGCCAAAGGCTCCTGAATAATCGCAGATCCTCTGGTAGTGTTCTATGATCTTAAATAACTTATGGTAATGAATTGAGTATTTCTCTGTCAATCTCTTAGTGCTCAAAAGTGAGGCATACTCTATACCTTGTTTATACAGCTTATCAACTTGTAGGATAAGCTTCACATCCTTCTCTACCCTTTGAACCATGGGTTCTCCTATTTTATCTAAGTTGATTATGTCATTAGCCCACTTATTGTAACCTTGTAAATAGTTATCCAACTCATGGTCCACTTCTAAATTACTAAAAGAGCTATACATCAAGTAGGACCCAACCGCAGTGAAAAGCGGTAGTGCCACATTACTATAATCATACATGCCTTTGAGGGATCTACAGTTCTTGCTAAAGAAAGCCATAGAATCACTCAAAGACTTACCTCTAGGTAAACCTAAGGCCGCCACCAATATCGTCGACAAGATGGCTCCCAGTGTCATTGCACATATACTCTGATTTTTTGCTACACATTCGCTGATCTTTCCATATAGATTGGCGTCCTTAAGGAAGCCACAGTCTATTTGGAACTCAGCCTTAATCTTATCATCAAATTCATAGTAGTTCGAGACTAGATTGTATATAGTGGAACCAAATTGTACAGATATATTATACAGTAGCGACAACCACATATTCTGTGGCCTCGCCAAACAAACGTTAACTATAACATTCATCAATTTCATTAATATACCATGAGTCTCGTTGCCAAATAATGTATCATTCACTCGTAACATGGTACTAGAAAAAGCCGACATCATTAAATTAGCTTTGCTTGTCAAATCATTCATTGAGTCGACTACGTTATCCACTTTAGGTAAAATATTGTTGACACTCTTTATCACTTTGAATGGATTGTAATCCTGTAGAGCTTGAAAACGCGCTGGTACGCGCTTCTTATTAGCATAACGATCCAGAAGGTAACAAGTCCTCTGGATATCTGACATCTTTGCAAATTTGATTTGCATTCTCTTAGTCATATAATAAGCTTCAACCAGATGGTTGAAAGACATAAAGCTATCTTGCTGGCCTGCGAGATTTTGTTTCGATTGTTGTGACATTTTCATATTTTGGGGTGATTGATCAGCTCAATCGGGCCGTAAAACTAGAATAAACACAAAAGGACAAACACAAGAAAATGTTCGTCACATTCAAAATGATTTAACCTAACGAAATAGAAGTGCACGCGTTCACCCTCACTCAAGTTTCCCTCGGCCAGAAGGGTACGCTTGAGTTACGCTAGCCACGCATCTAACTAGCGAATGCCGTGTCCGTTTACAGTTATGAGGCGAGCTCGGATACCTGCAACTTCTCCGGTTTGGATATCGTAAAGACATAGTGTGCACCCAAGGGTTTGTAGTACCGCTGTATGTGCTCCTACTTACCACAAACACCATTGTTATCAACCCCAACTTCCTAAGACTAAAATGGTTTCATCATCTTAGAAAGTCAGGCTATTCCGTAAATTGGACTCCCTATTAGGAACCCAAAAGTCAAATCATCTTTACCTGCAACGTACATTCTCAAACTAGCAGAGTCCGTTGAAACGTAAACTCCTGGACTTAATTGTGTAGACATCACAGCATCTGTCGATGCTGATTTTTTGTTACACAAGCCTCTCCTGGACACAACATAAAATGGCACCTGCACCTCATGGAAAGGTGTCAGGTCAGTATATGTTATATGTTCAGGGTTGTCAAAACTGATTGGTGTATTTCCACTGACACGCACTAGCGTCGTGGAAACATATTTTCTATCGGTTTCAATCGTATTTGGGACCAATTTGAACGATAAACCTCCTCTATAAAAAGAGAAAATATTCGCACAAAGGCCAACAAAGCCGCCGAAACCGCCTATTAAATTGGTGTTAAGTAGCGTTTTATCTTTAATCTCAAAATCAAATCTTCTATGTGATTTTATAGCTTGTCTCAAATTGGTGACCATCTCACCAGCCACTGTTTGAGCACTATTAAGAGAATTCTGCTCCGTGTTAGGATGCCCAAACGCAACGGTTTGTGCAACCATAGGTGTGTTTTGGACGTTAATCTGCCACATTGCGGAAATCTCTCTTACAACTTTTACCACTGTTTTAGTTATATCTGCAGAAGAAGACGTCGCTTCCTCTTCATAGTTGCACTGGAATTGTGCACTAGTTCTCTCCGGTGGAGGTAGAGGAGGGACTTCTAGTCCCATGCTCATAGGGCAAGCGAAAACAACATTCGTTGCCCATTTCCAGATGTTTACTTGTATGGAGGGAGCTACCGTGGAAGGGGCTGATAAAGGCGTTAATGCCCTCACAACCAAACTTCCAGGTAGGCCGTCCACATTGGTAGCTCTATTGTCCCCAATAGGACTTAACCCACATCTTGACATAACGTTTTTGTGCATATAAGGTACTATAAATTCAACTTCATTCTGTTCAGTTATATCCAACACATGTCTCCAGGTGTTGGTTGTATCGTAAGTTCGTGCATCTTCGTCAGATATCACTTTACCTGGCACAAAGAAGATCTCGAGACGCCCCACATGGAACGCCGTTTTCACTAACGAAATCTTAAAATGTAAATCCGCTTTCCACATGGCAAACTTAGTTGCCATAAGTTCAAATAGTGATAAGTCAAACACAGTATAAGTTGAGCTACCAATAGTCCAGTCAGTTGATCGACCAGAGTCGACGACTGGTCCTACTGGTTGTACTGAAATTACCGCATGTTGAATAGAGTCGGTTAACCAGTTAACTGCGCTGACCAAAGCTGGCCTGCCGCAGATATGCTGGATATCCATCTCGTCAACATTTTGCATAAAGTTAATGTCTAACTCTCCTATTTGATTATCGTTTGCCATTCCGAGTACTACGGCGGAGTCTTCTGCCTTGAAGCTAGTGTAGCCTCTACCCGGTATGTTCACAAATGGCTCTGAACCAGAGCCCTTAACCGTTCTGCTCCATCCAAAAATGGAGGCAACGCCCGATACTAAGTTGGCTGCCCAACCTACTGTCGAAGCGACACCTCCTATAACTGGTACATCTTTTAGGAATTCACCGGCTGTAGCTATACCTGAAGCAATTTCTGTTATTGGTCCTCTGGCCTCCCGTGGTTGTTGTTCTTTGTTAGCAACGCCTTTCGCTTGGAAAAGTGCACTAACGAGGCGGGGGGTTGGGCCTTTTAGTTCTATATTTTCAAAATGTCCGAAGACAGTGACGGGCACTGCTGCGGAACCAGTTGGAGCTAATAAATTTGAAATTGCATAGACATAACACTGTGTTGTTATAAAATCTTCTACAGTCGGGTCTGTTAAACTTAAGGCGTCATACTGAGAACACCAGGGTATTCTAATTTCTGCCGCTGTATTGTTTTGTAAATCTATTTCGACACCTGGGTAGCTGGTTATGGCTGCCCTGGATTTGTATCCTATTGTACATACCGTCTCGAGCTCGTCGTCCTTGGGTGAAAAACACACCCAAAGTCGACCAGCTACAAAGGGGTTGACATTGATCATAAACCTGAGTACCATGTCAGCTTTAAACCACTCAAAATTATTTAGCTTATTATTCTTAAATCCTTTACGCATAATGTCTCTAGGCAGGTTGTACTGAGCAACTGACGGCTGCAACGCATAACCCGTAGCACTTGCAAAGGGATTAAGTCTGGTAAAATTGGAACTATCTATCGTAAACTGAGCGATCTCAGCTGGTCTTTCCAAAAATCTGATAATTGAAGCTATTTCATCAAGGTCTGAAATAGAAGTCTTGTTTATAGCAGCCAACTCGTTTTGGACCAAGTTGGCATCCGTAAATCTTGTTTCCGCTCTATCCGTCGTGACGTCTTGCACGGCATCTGAGGTCGTAGCAATAACACCACGCGCTGATTCATCATTGGTAGTCACTTGAGGTGTGACTAAACCTTCAATTTCTGTTGGTTGATCTGTAGTAGCAAGCAGTAGTTACAACTTCACATGGCAAGCCATGCTGCTCCCAATGCTCATTGGGGGCAGAAGAGGTCGGCAATTGGCTTTTGCAGGGCTGCTGCGAGGGCGCCATCCCTAAATAGGGAACCTGTTGTTGGACAGCACTACTTCCCATTTCTTGCCAATATAAGGAAGCAAGGTCACGTCCTGAAGAATTAGATATCCACCAATTAAAATGGTGGAATTGTTCTTCCATTGAGAGAGGGCTAAAGCCCTAAATATATCTTACGAAGTCGAGGGTGGTTCTTGCACCACCAGGCAACCACTTAATGCAAGTGGCATGCAAGATAATGTGCTGGACTAGGAGAAGCGTTCATTGGATTGAGGCATTCTTATCCAGCGCGTATAGAATCTAGCGATAATTCAAGCTAGAAGCACACTAAGATCATAAGATCGCAAATATATTGAGCTTTCAGATTAGCTCTAACTCCCGCTCTACTAACCGCGCGGTCCGGTTCTCGTTCGACGCTCAAAGGCTATAGTGAGAACGATAACACTGTCAGTGGCAAACGCTGACTTTTTCATTATGCCAATCATTAAACATGTCTTGTTCCTAGGGTTCCCCCTAG